TGAAGTGTGTGTTTAAGAAACCTAAAATCTTATCTCTGGTAATATCCTCGTCCGTACTCTGTAATGCACTCTGCGGAATCATACTTGTCATAGCTGTCATTAAAGGCTGACCGTATTCTTCTTCAAACATTAAGAGTGATGCGGTTGTTAATGAGAAAGTTGCTTCGTACTTAACAGGGTCAACTTCCTTTACTTCACCGTCTATCAAAACTAACTGTGCATCTTCAAACGTATGCTTAAATGTTTTCATCTTAACTCCTTTCAAAACAAGGGAAGTGGTATTTCCACTTCCCTATGTAATTTTACTGTGCTGGTACTAAAATAGCACTCTGGAAGGTATCGTATAATGTTGCGTTTGTCTGATCTCTTTCAATCCAAGCGTACTGACAATATTCGTTGTCAAGGTCTTTTACGAAAGTAGATTCAAGGCAGGAATAAGATACCTTGATTTCTCTGGCTTCGATGCCATCTTCATCGGTTTCAGTTTCGAGTTCCGGCTCGCTTCCGGTACAGTTGTAGAAGATATGTAACTTGTGTGTTACATCGCCAGTTTCACCATCTTCAACTGTTTCTTCAAAGAAAATAGCGTGTGGCTTGAATGTGCCAGTGTCAGTCCAGATTCCGTTACCTGCCTGCTTGAAGCCTAATAAAGCCATGTAGTCTGGGCTAAGATAACGATAGCCGATCTCTAATGAACGAACCTTTGCACCCTTTGCGGAAACCCATACCTTGTTATCGGCATAGATTTCTTCGGAGTCCTGGTCGATTTCAACAGAGCCGCTTACCATACCTGGAAGCATAACTGGTGCCTTAAATGATACTGGATTAGTTGTAGTATCAATTTCGGCATAGCCACAGTTTCTATTACCATGAACATATTTTCTCATGTTGTTCCTCCTATGTTAAATCAACTTTAATCGGTGCATTTCTCATTTCTCTCACAAAGCCATCTTTATGTTTGTCAAATGCAATACTGATATGAGGAAATGCTCTTGTCCACCTAATACCTCCTCTTGAGTTGGTAATAGCGTGTCCGTTTTCCAAAAGGTATGTAAGCCTGCCATTCTTTTTGTTATAAACAACAGCAGTTTTATTCCCCTTATCGTACCTAGTCTGCCATGTCTTAAAGTATTCGTTTTCAGTACGATGTTCTTTAATTCGTGGACTTTGGCTAGGATTTGTTTTTAATGTATCTCTCGCTAATCTTCCGTACTTCTTGATGATCCGTTCCATCTCAACAGTAACTTTAAGATGGTTGAAATCTTCTAATGCAATCTCTTTAGACATTACGTTCATCTCTAATCAGTAAAGTAGTTCTCATATATGCTATGTAGTATTCGTGTTCTTCGCTATGGTCGAATGAAACGGTGCATACAAACATATCTTTGATATACTTTACTAATGTCTTTCTGGCTTCGTAATCTTTAGTTACTACGGAAAATTGAACATTGATTAAGCTGTCTGTGTAACCATTATCTGCACTAATCGGATTGTCTGTTAAGTAGTCAAAGAAAATATAATCTTGATTGTTCATATCTTCCAAGTCGCCTACATGAACAGCAACATTTAACGGATTGCTGGTAAGATAGTCCCAGATTTCTTTCTGCGTAAATGTTTTCTTCATAATGCTAATCTCAAGTCTAAATCCCTTGTCATTGTGTCTTTCTTATAACCCCTTAAATAGTGAGCCATAATATTCTCGACAGCATATCTTTTTCCCTTATAATCAACGTATTTTAGTGAGTAAGGTTTTTCATCTTCGATAACATCATAAGTGTAGTAAACATTTACCACCATTCTTAATGAGTTTCTCATTTCCCTTCCTCGTTCAAAATAATAGTTAGAGCTGAAATTATCTAAAATTCCAACTCTAACTAACTTCTTTGTTTCAAGGTTTACAGGGCTTCCGTTACTCGCTCTGTCTATCCTGCAATAGACTAACTCTGCTTCGCTTTTTTGCTGCATCGTAACGTATTTACTCTGGTAATATACTGTACATAGAATGTCTGTAAATCAATGTCAAGGTTGAGATCAAGAGCGACTTGATAAGATACACAAATCAAATAGTCCATCGCAAGATTATCGGTTTCTTCAAAGTCATTTTCAATACCTTCGTTCTCTAACTTCGAGATAGCACCAGCAACTAATATTTCAAGTCTGGCATCATATAATGTGGTATCTTCAATTCCTAACAAGACCTTGACCTTGTTTGTAATATAACTATTTGACAGCATCTTTTTTCTTTCTCTTTTTTTCTTTGACTTCTTTTAATGGTAAAGGTTTAATTACCTTTCTGACAACTTCGTACTGTTTATCACTGATGATAACAATACTTCCTTTTAGGCAAGTTAAGGTTACATCACTTGTAACCTCGTACTTTTTCATGATTAAACGTTTTCGTTATCGTCTTCTGCTGCTGGCTTTGTGAATACTTCAAAGAAGCCCATCTTTGTGATGTTGCCTGCGGCTGGTAACTTACCTACAACAACTTCGACATCTTCATCTGCACGAGTGATAGTGTCATAAGTTAAAGAAGGCTGTCTGCCATAAGGAAGGTTCAGCTTGTAGCCCTTGAAGTTACCAACGATCATATATGCTTCGTTTGTACTTGCGACATCATAAGCCTTTAAAGCATCGGTAAAGACTACTGGTAAGCCTGCATAGTAATAACGAGGTCTGTTAGTGTTGTCTAACATGATCTGGTAAATAGGGTGTCCGGTTGAATCGGTCATGCCTAATACGTTAGAGAAGAATGTAGCCTTGTTTAATACAACACATACATTATCCCAAGTTCTTAAAGTTGCCATAGCAACGTTAGGAGTATTGAATGTCAGTTCTGCTGCCTGTGTATGAGCGTTTGTATTTCCAACAATACCGATAACACCCTTGCCAGCAGCATCAGTACGTGCAACGATGGCTCTGTTCAATAACAGTAAGATTCTGTAAGTCATTTCTCTTGCGATATAACGTAAGAACTCATCGCCACATAACAGAACTACCTCATCGGTTAATTCTACAACCTTCTTGATGAACTTTGGATTCAGTAATAACTGACCGAAAGTAATATCTTCTGATTCAACAGCACCAGATGCTTCATCATGCCATACGGCATCGGTTGCTTCTAATTCTACTGGTACAGCTAAAATGCCACGAACACCAACAACGTTACAACGTTCTACCAGATTACCAAATTCTTCCCAAGCAACTTCGATTTCTCTCTGCATGACTGTTGGAATAGGCATATATCCTGGATTTTCCTGTGCATCAACTGGCTCTGTAACTAACAGTGAACGTAACTGTGTAACATCACCTGTCTTGTAAGCATGCTCTAAAGCACTCTTATATTCCTTTGTGTCGGCAAAATTGCCCTTCTTCTCTACAACAGCAGACTTTCTGGCTTCAACGGTTTCGGTAGAAACGTTTCCCATTAAAGACATTCTTTCTTCCTGCTGTTCGAGAGTGTTGCGTGTTTCTTCTAAAACTTCAATGTTCTTATCCACTTCTTTAGCCTCCTGTTCTAGTCTTTCAACATCGCTTAAAATCTGCTCTCTTACCTCAACATCGCTTTCATCAAAGAGTTTCTTCTTTTCTACGATTGTTGAAGAAATAGAGTTTCTCTTTTCGATGGCTTTATTGAGTTCTTCTCTTGCCATCGCACTACTTAATATTTTTTCCATTCAGTAGTTCCTCCATCTTTTTCTCTTGTTCTTTCCACAACAGATGCTTCTTAACAAGTTCATCTTCTTCATCAGCCTTACGTAAGCCAACATAGGTTTGAGGGTATGCTGGGAATACTACGAGAGAAACATCAAAGAGTTTCCCAATCTTCGTAATTCTGCGATAGTCTTTTCCATCACGTACCTCCCATTCATCTTCATCAACCGTAAAGGCAAAAGACATCTTATCAATTAGTCCCTCTCTGACTAACGTAAGAACATCATTCCCTTGCGTTGTGTTGATAATGCGAGCATCGTCAACGTGTAAGCCATCGCTTCTTGCTTCAAGCTGTAATGATCCGTTTTTAACTCCTGCTAAAACGATGTCATCGTTGTGATTGAAATTAAGGATTGTGTCCGACATATCGGTTTCATCAAAAGCGTGTTCATCAATGCTTTCGGTGTACCAACCCATCGGCTGTTCCCTATTAAAAACAGCAGCAACTCCTGCTACTGTTCTTGTCTGTTCATCTGCTGACCTAAACTCAATGTCAGCGTATCGTGTAATTTTCATAATTACCTCCTAATAAAAAACTCTCGTTTGAGAGTTTTGTTTTTATAACTTTCCTTATAATTGGTATAAGGTAAGTTATCGTATATTGTCATGGTGTTACAC